ATTTTGACCAGCTATGGCGTGGCCAGCTAATTGACGCCATCAGAACCGGAGAACACTTGGAATGACACCTTACCCGGATTGGATATGCTCCGACTGCGGAAAAAAATACGGACGCAAACAATGTGGCGTTGCGACGTGGCATGTAGATGAATGTTGCGTCTGCGGCGCGCACTCTCTAGTTACTGAGCCAAGGGATTATGGCCACCTTAAAGACGGCTGGCAAAAAGAAAGGGAACGAAAATGAGTGATGTTTGGAATGGGAGTGTGGTCAAGCAAATCACCGGCGGCAAGATCACCGCGCGCGGGTTTCATAAGCCCACAAGTGAACAAAAAGCACTAATGAATCCGATTGAACAAAAAGCACTGGCGCTGGTGAATGAGGTAGCCGAAGGGGTGTATTATGAACTTGACGCCTTTGAGGCCGAGCGACGGGACGTGTTCAAAGCCTTATGCCGCGCCATCGAACAGAACGAAGCCTTTAAGCAAGATGTGAGCGATGCGGTGATGGATGCCAAATTTATGATTAAAACGCACTGGACTGAGCCGAAGATGGATGTGCTGTTTAGCAACCGACTGGACCGCTTCATCATCCTCAAGCCTGACCCGCTGGTGGAGGTGTTGGAGGAAATAGACATTGGCGTTGGTTGGGATGAGGAGAAAGATTACGCTAAATTAATCCGCGCCGCACTGGAAGCCCGTGGGTTGGAGATAAGGGAGAAGGGGTAGTGCCCAGCTAATTGACGCCATCAGAACCGGAGAACACTTGGAATGACACCTTACCCCGCCTGGATATGCTCCGACTGCGGAGAAAAATACGGACGCAAACAATGTGGCGTTGCGACGTGGCATGTAGATGAATGTTGCGTTTGCGGCGCGCACTCTCTAGTTACTGAGCCAAGAGATTATGGCCACCTTAAAGACGGCTGGCAAAAAGAAAGGGAACGAAAATGAGTGAAGCTTTATTCAATCTTGGTGGCCTACGGTTTTGGCACGAATCGGAAATTGAATTGCGTGAGGCTTTTCAATCACGGGTTGTCAATGTCGTCAGAAGGACTCTTTTGAACCTAAATCCGGCATGGCGATTCGCCCGGTGCGAAGGGCCGATTTTGCATCCGCGCTCCGAGATCAGCGCGGCCTATGATGAAAACGACATATTCGTCACGAATGACATTCGTGGCGGAGAGCCGCTGTGTCTACGCGCAGAAACAACGCCATCAAGCTATGCCTATGCGCGATGGCTGGGGGGCAAGCTTCCGCTCTGTGTGTGGCAGTCCGGTATCAGCTCTAGGCGTGAGACAAATGACGGGGCAAGTGCCAGCAAATTGAGGTTTAACAGTTTCTGGCAACTGGAATTTCAGTGCATCTATGGCGCTGACACCAAGGCCGATTATCGTTCCGCGCTGATCTCTGTTGTGCGGCGCGAGATTGAACGCTTTACAATGAAGGATGCTCGAATAGTTGAAAGCGACCGACTGCCAAGCTATAGCGAAAGCACGTTCGACATTGAGGCTCTTCATGGGAGTAGCTGGCGTGAAATGGCGTCCTGTTCAATACGAACGGACTATGCGCCGGACACCCGCGTCTGTGAGATTGCAATCGGGCTTGACCGGGTTGCGACATTGGCTGGAGAATAAATGACAGAAATCTTTATCTGCACTAGGCCTATTTACAGATATTCAATGGGCTTGAACTGGCAGGCTAGACGAGGCTCGGATTCGGTCGGGCCGGTGAGGCTGTTTATGTGGGAGGCGTATTGGGATTTACCAATCGAGGCCAGGGCAGAATATCTACCGAAAGACGCCTTGAGTTGGGTTGACGCAACACATGTGAGAATGACGTCTGAATTTAGGATAGCACCCGTGTTTATAGCCAAGCCATCCGGCGAATTTAACTGCCAAGAGGACTTTGCAAAACAGGCTGGAGAACAGGATTATGACGGAATATAAGAAAGGAGCAAGCGCACATGATGCATAATTTTTGTGAGGGAATTGGCGGATGAATAAATTTGAATATGATTTCTTAACCGGCAAATGGGAAGGACCAAAGGGAGCTGCATATAATGCTTGCCATGAGCATTGTAGGGGGATGGGATGGTTCGTCGGCCTTACGGCTGGCGGTGTGCCCATTTTATCAAGCAAGGGCTTGGATGCCGTTCAAGCCTATGAGAGAGGCCAAAAATAAGGCCAGTGGCGACCGGGTAAGTCCCAATCCTATCCACTGGCCTTCGGGGGGTGATCAATCCCCCCGCCGTCAGGGGGTATGCAAGGCAGTGACCGTTCCTGACTATGTGATCTTCTTATAGCAATCGTTCAGGCTGTCAAGAATTTCGATCCCGCAAGGCCGCAATGACATTGATCTTGGGATATTGACGCCAGAGGTCTAAATCCTCCTCTTTGACCGTTATAGCGGGGAGACAACTTGACACAATAACCTTGTCGCCTGCCCTCTTTTCGGATCGCTCAATGACGATTGGCTTCAACCCCTTAAGGTCCAGATAGTCACGATAGCTTTTCATTATCATTCTCCTTATGCAAGTCGATATTCGTCTTTAAGGCGGTCGCGCGCAGACCGGCGCTCAGAACCTTTTAACCTCGGATCAAGTCGCTCGTTTATCCAAGCGGTGCGCGCTTCTAGTCGCGCAAAATGCGCCGCCCTAATGGCTGTCACCCGTTGCGTTTCCACATCCTGCGCCGCCCTGTGTGCAGGGCAGAGAGAATACGGAAATATAACGCCCGCGTATTCGTGCCCCGCATTATGGGAGTAAGGCTCCCAACCGACACAGCCGCACGGGGAGACATCTTTGGTCGCCTCTAAAATTTGAGAAAGGGTCGGGCGTCTCACGCTGCACCGCCTTTCGCTTTGGCGATTGCGGCGCGGGCGCTATCTGGAACATCGCTGCCGCCGCCGGGACGCTGATTACGGTCTGCATCGCGAACCATTGCCTCAAGCGCCGCCAGCAGATCAGGCGCAGCGGCGATTAGGCGGGCGTTGGCGTCGCTCTCAGCAAACAATGCGCTGCCCGGCGTAACTTTCACCACGGCAATCCGTCTATCGTCGCCCAGAACGACCCGGCTGTTTCCGTCAAAGTCGCTGTAGTCGCCAATGTCGGCCAACTCCCAAGGCCCAGGCGTGTGCTCCCATCTGCCCAGTGTCTCAATCTCACCTGTCGGCGAAAGCGGAATTAACACATCTTCCATCGCGGTAATTATCCTATCAGTCATTGTCTTATGCTCCTTTTGCCTTGGCAATTGCGGCTTTGGCTTGTGCGATAGATTGACGCATGGAAATTTCTTTTTCCGCGCCCCAATGCTTATGAATTAATCCGCGCAGTCCCGCATGGTCAAAATCGCCAATCACAGCCGTCAGCGCCGCCAGAAGGTCAGGCGCGGCGGCGATTAGGTGGGCGTTGGCTTTACCTTCCACCCCCGCGTTAACTCTGCCAATGGATTTTTTGCCGTCTGCGGTTTGAATTGCAGTCATTTCAAAGTGCGGCGCGATGACTTGCCGCCGCCACGGGCCGGGTGTGTGTGTCATTGTCTTATGCTCCCTCAATTGTGCATCCATAATTCGGACAAAGCCTCATCGAGACCCATGCCGTCGAGTGAATAAGAGACCTTGGCGCTATCATTCCACCAATGGCTCTCGACAATTTGCTTTGCAATCATTTCGCAATGTTCGCGCAATTGGCTTTGTGTATCAGTCATTTATCTAAACTCCCTTCTAGCCTATCTCATCAGTGGCGGGAAGCCAGCCCCTGCCAGACGGGCCTGCGCCCGTTTCGATTGTCTTATGATCCTTTTGCTTTAGCGATTGCAGATATTTCTGACCGCTGCACAGCAAAATCAGACCAACCATTATACCTAACACAAGGGCGATTAAATGGATCAATCGAAACAACCTTGCGCGTTGCTGTTTTGAAGTGCGAGCGAGTGGCAGCCTTAAAGGTTATCACGTCGCCGATGCTTATATATTCACATGCCATTTTCTAAACTCCCTTTCGTTTCTGATAGGTTCGCTATAAAGGCTTTATCGTTGCCGTCAATACCCGGATGCAATTTTTTTGCATTTATTTTTCAACCTTACGATCCCCGCGAGAAATTGGCTTTTCGCCTCAAATATGCTATGGGAGGCTAATGGTTTACCAAAAAGTCAAAAGTGATGGCGCTAACACCTAAACAGGAAGCATTCGCTCAGGCTATCGCTGATGGCATGACGCAAGCTGACGCATATCGTGCAGCTTACGACGCTGAGAACATGGTCCCGACATCTGTTTATGTTGAAGCCTCAAAGCTAATCGATAACCCTAACGTCGCACAAAGGGTTAAAGAGCTTAAGGACACTCTAGCAAACCGCGTATTATGGACTAGGGAAATGTCAGTCAAAGCCCTTGTGCAGACGTTTCAAGATAGTTCTGGAAGCGTAAAGGTTGCTGCCGTTAAAGAGCTTAACGCAATGCATGGCTATAACGAACCCTCTAAGCTTCACATTGACGCTAACATTGGAATTATCCGTTATCCGGGCCTAGATGATGAAGCAGATTGAGCTGGTCAGCGCATATAGGCCGCGAGAACAGTTCCTGCCTCTTCACAAGCGTAAGACGCGATGGATGATCACGGTTGCTCATCGCCGCGCTGGTAAGACTGTCGCTTGCATCAATGAGCTTGTCCGCCGGGCCTTGGCTTGTAAGCTTGATAATCCGCGCTTTGCTTATATCGCCCCGCAGTTAAATCAGGCTAAGGATATTGCGTGGTCCTACATTAAAGAGGCCGTTGCATTTGTTCCAAGCGTGAAGGTTAATGAGTCTGAGCTATGGGTAGAGTTGCCTAATAATGCTCGCATTCGGATTTACGGCGCTGATAATCCTGATCGCCTGCGCGGCATTTATCTTGACGGTTGCGTCATGGATGAATTTGGCGACATGGACCCGACTGTTTGGACCCGCGTTATCCGCCCGGCTTTGTCTGACCGCAAGGGCTGGGCTATCTTCATTGGGACGCCTAAAGGCAAAAACGTATTCTATGACTTATGGCAGAACGCTGAGGATGATGGCGATTGGTCCCGCCTTATGCTCAAGGCCACAGCAACCGGGCTTCTGGACGATAAGGAGTTAGAAGACGCCCGGCGCACAATGTCTGAGGATGAATTTGCGCAGGAATATGAATGCAGCTTTGAGGCGGCTATTCGCGGCGCTTACTTCGGCAAGGAGATGACAACGCTTGAGGAAGCTAATCGCATCACGTCCGTTCCGTATGATCCTGCCTTACCAGTTCACACCGCTTGGGACTTGGGTATGGCCGACTCGACTGTTATCTGGTTTATTCAGGCTCACGGCGGAGAGATAAGGTTCATCGACTGCCTCAAGGGCGATGGAGTTAGCCTTGACTGGTATGTAAAGGACTTGCAATCGCGGCCTTGGGTATGGGGCAATCATTATCTCCCCCATGACGTTAAGGTCCGGGAGCTAGGCACAGGCAAGAGCCGCATTGAAGTGCTTGGCGAGTTGGGACTGAGTAACATTGAAGTCGCTCCCCGCATGGATTTAATGGATGGTATTCAAGCCCTGCGCATGATGCTCACGAGATCGTGGTTTAATAAGGAATCATGCAAGACGGGCATTGAGGCTTTGCGGATGTATCGTCGGAAGTATGACGAAAAGCGACAAGAGTATCAGTCGCATCCGTTCCATGACTGGACCTCGCACTACGCGGACGCCGCTAGAACTTTCGCTATAGCGCACAGAGAACAAATGGGATACGCTCCGTTAAAGCGCAACATCAAAGGAATCGTATGAAAAAGGCCAAGTCAAACAAAGTCGCCAAGGTCATGGGCGAGTTCAAAAGGGGAGCACTTCACGCTGGCGTCGACCCCAAAGGTCCGAAGAAAGCGCCTCTTGCGAAGTCGCGTAAGCAAGCCATTGCGATTGCTTTATCTGAGGCTGGCAGGGCTAAAAAGGGCAAATAGCCTTAAACTAGCGCAATGAGAACAAAACTGGTATATAAGGGCAAACGCATTACAAAGGAACGCAAATGGCGCTAGTGCATGGTCAGGTTTCAGCAACAACCGATAGGATTCCGCTTCTCTGCTCGACAACCGGGGTGCTACAGGTAGGTTTGGTTGCTGGCACCGCTGTCATCGGTCAGGTCAGTTCGGGGGGTATCACGACGAGCACGGGCGCTCTAACGCCGACTCGCATCGTTACTGCCACTTCGGGCGTGGCCAAGGCTACAGCGGGCCGCGTCTACAGTTCCACATTTGCCAACACGACCGCCGCTTTGCGATATATGCAGCTTTACAACAAGGCAACAGCCGGGGTTCCGGGCACCGACACACCATTGGTAATGATTCCAATTTCACCGAATAACTCAATTGAATGGTCCCCCGACGCTGGCGTTGCTTTCACCACCGGAATTGCGTGGGCAATCACAACTGACGCGGCTGGCGCGACCGCCGCTACGGGTGGCGACGTTGTTGGAACATTATTTTGGGCATAACGGGGTGTAAGATGAGAAACTACAACACTAAAAACCTCAAGCCCTATCCCCGCGTGACGGATATTCGGATCAGCGTCGATGGGGACAACAATATCCAAGGCTACTACACTGAAAAGATGGCAGTCGAATTAAACGATAATCAAGTTTACTTTCTTGAGGGGCGAGAAACGACTCACGAGATTGTTGTGCCTCTTTCTGATTTCAAGAAACACTTTCAGATGTATGACCCGACGAGCGGAGAAAAGATTAGCGACGCAACAACCACGCCGGAGATTGTCTATCTGTCACTGCTGGCGGTTATTCGCTGTCATCAATTGGAAAGAGACGCCGCTTAATGCGTCTTGCCTATTACAAAGGAACAAGGCCGGGGATTCAGGGGCTATTCAATATCGCGGTGCGCTTATGGTGTCGCGGTAAATACAGCCACGTAGAGCTTATCTTTAGCGATGGTCTATCAGGTTCATCGTCCGGCATTGACGGTGGCGTGAGACTTAAGCAGATCGACTATAACCCGTCGCGGTGGGATATTGTGAAAGTTAACGCGGATGAGGCATTTGCCCGCCAGTATGTCGAGGGCCGTGTTGGATGGGGCTATGACTATTGGGGGTTATTCGGTTTTATCCTGAGGCCGTTCCGTGGCGACAAAAAGCGTGAGTTTTGCTCTGAAATTATCGCGGGCGCTCTAAAGATTAACGACCCGTGGCGCTTTGATCCGTGCAGCTTGGCGGCTGTTCACGGGCTTCAACCGTAAGGTGAGATATGGCATATAGTAAAGATGTAACGGTTGAAGAGGATAACGGGCTTGAGGTAAGCGCGGAGAAGCCTGAATCCCTAAAGATGTCCGATGAAGAGCTTGAGGGTATTGTCGGTGGCGAGATTGAAGACGCCGCGTCGTTTATTGATGACGTTATCAGCCCTGTTCGTGCTGAGGCGGGTAAATATTACAACGGTGAACCCTTCGGCAATGAAGAGGCGGGGCGCTCCCAGATTGTCTCTAGGGATGTGCGCGATACCGTTCAGCTTATCATGCCGTCAATCATGCGGGTGTTTTTCGGATCGTCGCGGGTTGTTGAATACGCTCCCAATCGCGCAGAGGATATTGACGTTGCGGATCAGGCGACGGATTACGTCAACTACTGCCTGACAAGGGACAACAACTTTTTTCAAGTTGCCCACGCGATATTTAAGGACGCGCTGGTGCGTAAGAATGGCTTTGGCAAGGTCTGGTGGGATGAGGCCGAAACCGTCAAGACTTATGAAATTGAGGGCATGGATGAGAATGCCTATTCGGTGCTTATGTCCGACCCAAGCGTTGAGCTTCGGGAGGTTGAAGTCGAGCAATCCGCAACCGAAGTTATGACGCCGGAGGGAATTGCGTCAACCGTGCAAATGCCGACTTACAGCGCAACGGTTGTCCGCAAGAATAAAGAAGGGCGCATGAATGTTGCCGCCGTTCCGCCTGAGGAGTTTCTGATTGACCGCCGCGCAAAGTCTCTGAATGACTTTAGCTTCATTGGCCATCGCCGATATATGACGGTATCCGAGCTTGTGGCAATGGGCTATGAGCAGGATGAGATTGAGCAGCTTGGCTTTGAGGAAGAGGGTGACTTTGAGGGCAACCCTGAGGCTTTCTTCCGCAATCCCGACGCGACGATTTTGGGCGCGGGCCGGACAGACCCTGCCAGCCGCAAGGTTCTCTACGTTGAAGCCTATATCTACGTTGATATGGATGGTGACGGCATTGCCGAGCTTCGCAAGGTGTGTGTCGGCGGCAACGCGCTAAAGCTTCTACATCAAGAGGCGGTGGACGATCATCCGTTCTTTGACTTTTGCCCAGACCCGGAGCCGCATACCTTTTTTGGTATGTCGGTTGCCGATGTGGTTATGGATATTCAGCTTATTAAGTCATCCATCATGCGTAACGCGCTTGATAGCTTGGCGCAGACTATTCACCCCCGCACGGCTGTTGTCGAAGGTCAAGCGTCCATTGAGGACGTTCTTAATACGGAAGTTGGTGGAATCATCCGCGTAAAGTCGCCGGGCGCTGTTCAGCACCTTGCCACGCCAGATGTATCACAATCCGCGTTCCCGATGCTCCAATATATGGACGAGATTAAGGAAAGCCGCACTGGTATCACCAAGGCGTCGGCTGGCCTAGACCCTAACGCATTGAATAGTGGCACGGCAACGGCTGTAAATGCGGCTGTCACCGCTTCCCAGCAGCATATCGAACTGATTTGCCGTATCTTTGCCGAAACTGGCTTCAAAACGCTTATGGCCAAGGCGCTTAAGCTTTTGGTCAAGAATCAGGATAAGCCGCGTCTTGTCCGTTTGCGCAATGAATTTGCGCCGATTGATCCCCGCGCATGGGATGCTGATATGGACGTTGTGGTCAATGTTGCGCTTGGCACAGGATCAGACCAACAAAAAATGGCGTTCCTTAACGTGATTGCTCAAAAGCAGGAAATGCTATTGCAGCAACTCGGCCCGATGAACAATCCGCTGGTTAATCTTGAGGGTTACTACAATACGCTTGAGCAAATGCTGGCCGTTGCCGGGTTTAAGGACGTATCGCAGTTTTTCCAGAACCCCGCTAACTTCCAGCCGCCTGCCCCGACGCCGCCACCGCCAAGCCCAGAGCAAATCTTGGCTCAGGTCCAAGCGCAAAGCATTCAGGCGGACATTCAAAAGAAGGCCGCTGAGCTTGAATTGCAGCGTGAAGAGATGCTTCTTAAGGATGATCGGGAGCGTGATAAGCTTGACGCCGAAGTTATGCTTAAATCAGCCGAAATTGAGGCAAAATACGGCTCACAGGTGAACACGGCAAACATCCAAGCATTAATGCAGCGTGACCGTGAATACCTTAAGCAGCAAGGCGAGACCGAAAGAGCGGTTAGCGCGGCGCAACAGGTGGCGCAAGAGCAATCAATGCCACAAGAGCAGGGGTTGATTTAATGGATATTCAAGCCCTGAGGGAACTTGGCCTAAGCGATGAAGAGATCGCGCAGCTTGCCAGTATGGAATCTGGCGGCTTTGCGTTCAATTCAGCCCCAAATCCCGTAACGAATACGGTTGCTGGGGCTTATGACTATGTTCCGCAATATGGCGGCGGCGATATTGCGCCCGGAACAACCGCAAATATCTTTTCGCGGCTTGGTTTAGAGAATCCAAACATCCCAGTATTCGAACTTTTGGGCAGTGAGAACAAAGGCGGAACAAACGCAAATGAGCGTATGACGTTTGCGGCGGCTCCCGGCAATTCTTACCGATTGGTTAATAATGCAACTGGCGAAGTTGTGGGGGAGGCAGGAACGCCGGAAGCGATTTCGTCACTTGTAGCGAAATCCAATGCCCTATCCAAGCAACTCGGCAAAAAAGCCGATTTGTCATTTGAAAAAATGAACGAGGTGACGGGCAATTATTCGCCTATTTTTCGTGACGAAAAGAATATCCTAATGGATACGCCAATGAAGCTTCTTGCCGCTGGCATGTTAGCCGCAACTGGCGCTGGTTTATTGCAGCCCGGTGGACTTGGCGGCGCAGCAGGTGCGTCCGGCGCTGGAGGGGCGGCGGGTGCATCAAATGCGGCTATTTCTGGCAGCGTTGCCAACACTATTAATGCAGCGGCGGCGGGCGCTCAGGCGGGGACTGCCGCGTCATTGGCTCCAGTCTACGGCGGCGCTTTATCCGGCACTGGTGGCCTTCTAGGGGCGGCTGGTGCGGCAATACCACAGGGCGCATCGCTTGCCCCACAGGCGCTATCGTCGCTTCCGAGCAATCTATCAGCGATTCAGGCTACAACGGCTGGCGCTGCGGGCGGTGCTGGCGGCATTGGTGGCGTTCTAAAGGGTGTCGCGTCAAAAGTGGGCGTATCTGATTATCTGACAGCGGCCTCTCTTTTGGGCAGTGCCGTTAGCGGCGGCGGCGGTGGTAGAACTACGGCAATGCCGTATACTTCTCCGTTTGGTGCTGGCGTTGGCCTTGGCACTGGTCAGGATATGCGCGTCAATCCCAATATCGCCGATTATGAGCGTTACGGCTTTGGGCCGGAAGCGACGTTTTTTCAGCCGGGCTATAGCCAACTTGTTTCTGGCGGAGCGCCCTTAAGGCAAACAACGATGGGGCCACCTGCCAGTATGCTTAACCCACAATATGTGCCGCTGATCTAATGAATAACTCGCAAGCCATCACAAAGGGCAGTCACGCCAAGCGCCTATTAGAAGACCCGGTGCTTATAGAAGCGTTTGAGCAAGTCGAAGCCGAGATTTTCCGGGAGTGGAAGGACTCGTTTTCCGGCAATCACGATTCACGGGAGCAACTTTTTCACACGCTCAAAGGATTAGAGCGATTGAAAGCCCGCCTACAGGCAACCCTTGATTCAGGAGTCCTTGCATCAAGGAATTAACATTTAACAAAAAAGGTGCTATATGACGGAACAAGTCGGCAACCCCACAGACGGGATCGGCCTCCAAGAAGCAACATCAGCCATCAGTGCACTTCTCGGCCCTGAAGAGGATAACCAAGAGACTGAGGCGCTAGACCCGGAAACGGGCGTGGCAGAAGAGGATTACGAAGGCGACAGTGATGAAGCTGAGTATGACGACGAAGCCGAACTGGATGAAGAAGATAGCGAAGAAGAAGTCGCGCAGGAACTTCCCGACGATGTAACTGTCAAGGTTAAAGTTGACGGCGAAGAATTGGAAGTCACCTTAGCAGAACTTCGGAATGGCTATAGTCGGACCTCAGATTATACGCGGAAGGCACAGGCATTAGCAGATGAACGCAAGGCGTTTCAAAGCGAAGCCGACACCATCCGTCAGGAGCGCGCTCAATACGCTGAACTTTTGCCATTGCTCCAACAGCAATTGATGCAACAGGTCAGTGCCGAGCCTGATTGGGATAATCTTTATGATGAAGACCCCATTGAGGCTGCGCGGTTAGAACGACACTGGCGCAAGTCCCGTGAAGAACAGACGCAACGGCTCCAAGCCATTCAGGCAGAGCAGCAGCGTTTAGCACAGGAGGCTGCCAGCGACCAAATGAAAGCCATGCAGGCTTTTGTGGAGGCAGAACGAGCCAAATTGCCCGATGTGATTCCTGAATGGAAAGATCAAGGGGTTATGGCGCGCGAAGCCAAAGAGTTGCGCGATTGGGCTGTTGCCCAAGGCTTGACAGAACAAGAGGTCGAAAGCCTGCGTCAAGCAAATCACGTTGCACTCATCCGCAAAGCCATGCTGTATGATAAAGGTCGAACAAAAGTAGAACAATCAAAAGCCGCCCCTAAGAAGGTGGCCAAGGTTATTCGACCCGGATCAAGTGGCACACAGGTTAATGTTCGTTCAACCGAAGTAAAGAGAGCTTCACAGCGCCTTGCGCAAAGTGGTCGCGTTCAAGACGCGGCTAATCTCTTAAGTCAACTTCTTTAAGGACGAATTAAATGGCTATTATTGCTAATACCTTTACCCGCTATGAAGCGGTAGGTATTCGGGAAGACCTCTCGAATATCATCTACAATATTTCGCCGGAGGAAACTCCTTTTATTTCCAACATTGGTCGCGGGACTGTCAAGAATACGTTTTTTGAATGGCAGGTTGACAGTCTTGATGCCGCCTCCTCTGCTAACGCTGCGGTTGAAGGTGATGACATCTCGTCGTTTACCGCCGTAACGCCGACTTCTCGCGTTGGTAACTATACTCAGATCAGCACAAAGAACGTGATTATTTCTGGCACACTTGAGGCCACTGATCGGGCCGGGCGCAAGGAAGAATTGTCGTATCAGACTGCTAAGATGGGCGCTGCGCTCAAGCGTGACATGGAATCTTCCCTTCTGGCGAACCAAGCGGCGGTTGTCGGCACGTCCGCAGCAGCACGACGCACGGCTGGTCTGCCCGCATGGCTTACGTCAAACGTTTCGCAGGGAACGGGTGGCGCTAACCCAACTGTTGGCGCGGTCCCGACTGCGGCTCGAACGGACGGCACCGCCCGCGCCTTTACCGAAGCCTTCCTTAAAACCGTCATTCGTGGCGTGTGGACTCAGGGCGGATCGCCCAAGGTTCTTATGGTTGGTCCGTTCAATAAAACGGTCGTTTCCGGCTTTACTGGTATCGCAACGCGCTTCCGCGATGTGCCCGCTGGCAAGCAAGCGCAGATCATTGGTGCAGCCGATGTTTACGTGAGCGACTTTGGCGCGGTGAATATCGTTCCCAATCGCTTCCAGCGTGAACGTGACGCTTTTGTGCTCGATCCTGAATACGCAAAGTTGCAGATTTTGCGTCCGATTCAGCAGATCGAACTCGCCAAGACTGGTGACGCCGAAAAGCGCCTCATGCTTGTGGAATATGGCCTACAGGTCAACTCACAGGCCGCGCACGGCATCATTGCCGACCTTACCGCCACGTAAGGATAATGGGGAGGGGCTTCGGCCTCTCCCCTAACCCTTTGGAGGAAAAATGAGAAAAAGAGTTATCTCAGATGATCGAGACTCGTCGGGCATTCTGACTTCTTTCCACTATGATCAAGCCGATGACAGCTTTGTCATTCAAAAAGAGCAGGACGTTGCTGGAATCATTGAAGCTAATAAGGTTGAATTTAACGACGCACCCACCCGCTGGGGCGAGTGGACAAAGGTTGGGAGCATCCCTTTGACGATTTATTTTGACTTGCAAAAAAAAGGTATTTTGCAGGACCAGAAAGCCTTGGCTAAATGGCTTAACGACCCTGACAACCGTGCATTCCGCACAAGGCCGGGAACTATCTAATGCCCCTTATTGCCGGATATACTGGTTTGGTCGAGGCGGTCGAGTCCACGCTAAACCGAACGGACATTACAGGCGACATTGGGGCATTTGTTGTCCTTGCTGAGGCGGCAATGAATCGCCGTTTGCGGTCGCCTGAAATGGTCAAGCGAGCTTCCGTAGACATTTTTGATGAATATGTGGACAGGCCATTGGATTGGCTTGAAACAATCCGCTATCAGGTGGATACAAATCCGATAACCGTAATGGAATTTGTAACGCCAGAAGAAGCGATTATTCAAAAAACAAAATATTCGGCATCCGGGATTCCTAAGTTTTATTCAATGGTGGGGATTCAATTTCAACACGTTCCCGCGCCCGACGTATCACGCGCAGGGGAATTACTTTATTACTCTAGCCTCCCGCCGCTTAACTTGTGGGGAACAAATTGGCTCTTGAAAACAAGCCCTGATCTTTATCTATACGCAACGCTGGCGCACTCCGCACCGTTCCTAAAAGAAGATGAGCGGCTAAACACTTGGGTCGGGATTTACGACCGCCTCATGGCGGAGCAAGAGGTTCGAGATCAGCGCGCAAAGACGGGTTCTAGTCGGCTGGCGGCAAAAATAAGGACGTTTGGATAATGCCTGATACAGTGACCACAAATCTTAGTTTAACTAAGCCCGAAATTGGCGCATCCGCTGACACATGGGGGACTAAGATTAATGCCGATTTGGACACGTTGGACGCCCTGTTCAAAGCAGATGGCACGGGGACGAGCGTTGGCCTTAACGTGGGCACTGGGAAGACTTTACTTCTTACCGGAACGCTAGCACTTTCGGGGACCGCCAATGTTACAGGCACTCTTGCCATTGGCGGCGGAACGGCGGCGCTCCCCAAGTTTACGTTTATCGGCGATACCAATACGGGTATATTCTCTCCCGCCGCTGACACCATTGCATTTACCAAAGGTGGCGTCGAGACTGCGCGCATCGGTAGCACGGGGATTGTGCATGTTAACACGACCGCAACTCCATCAGCTGGAACACCAAGGTTGGTTGTTAATGGCGGAATCTCCGGTGTGGGGACGGTCACAATTAACAGCAGCACGGCAACGACGATTGCTGAGGGGGCAGGGCTGTTACTCCTTGTCCGTAATACCACCAACGGTGGGACAGCGGTCGTTTCTTATGAAAACGCGCAGACGCCAGTTATTATTTCAACGTCTGGAAGCACGACGTTCCAGACAACAACTCCTTCTGGGAGCGGCCAAATACAATTGACCAATCGCTCTGGAAACCTTGGTGTCGCCGCGCTGGCATCTGGTGACCGGAACAATAGCGTATTAAGTGTCACTATTCTTCAAACTTTCTAATCGGAGTAATAAAATGGCTATTCCCAATGTATGGGCTGTTCAGCAAATGGATTGCTACCCTGAAGCCAACGTCGCGCAGCGGATCGCCGACCAGATCAACCCGCCCGTCGTTCAACCCGCTCTTTCTTGGTAAGGCTTTACGTCGATGGACATGGACTTCGGCATTGACACGCTTCTCACAATCATCGCTGGCCTTTTTGGCCTGATCGGTGTGTGGACGCAGTTAAGCAATCGTCTCGCAATTCTGGAAACCAAGCTGGATTACGGCGACGAGAAATTTAACGCCATTGATAAGAAATTTGCCGAGGTTATGAATCACCTTCGCAGAATTGAGGACAAATTGGACAATAAGGCAGACAGATAATGGCAGCGGGTAACTTTTCCAACTGCTTAAAGGTTATCCTTCACCATGAAGGCGGGTTTGTTAATCATCCCCGCGATCCGGGCGGGATGACCAACCTTGGCGTCACAAAAAAAGTCTATGAGACATGGATCGGGCATAATGTATCCGAAGCCATCATGCGTAAGCTGACTCCCAACCTTGTCGCTCCCCTTTACAGGAAAAACTATTGGGATTCCGCTAAGTGTGAAGGCATCTTTAAGGGGCTTGATCTTTGCGTCTTTGACTTTGCCGTAAACGCTGGCGTAAGTCGTTCGGCGCGATACTTGCAAAGACTTGTCGGTGCAACTGAGGATGGCGTTATCGGCCCGGCAACGCTTAACCTGTTAGCTAATAAGTTAGCTAAGGATAATGCGCTAAATCTCATTGACGCTTTTCAGGAAAGCCGCCGGGTATATTATCGCAAGCTGTCAACATTCTCGACATTTGGGAAGGGTTGGCTGCGCAGGGTTGATGAAGTTGAAGCGGAAGCAAAGGCGATGGCCAAATGACGATGGCAGAAATTGAAAAAGCAATCTTAAATCGCGTCCGCATTTGGTGGCGTCCGGTGACTTGCGTTGGGATTGCGGGCGCTGTCATTGTTAATGCGATAGTGTTGCCATTTGTCAACAGCGCGCCTATTTCGTTAACGGATTTGGCGGCAACAATCGCATCTTGTGCGACAATCTTTGCGGTTCGTGAATGGGGAAAAATTAAAGGTGCTGAATAATGGGATCATGGCATATGTGGCGGCAGGCGCTCTTGTTATTGGCACAGCCGCCGGGTGGAAGGTCCGCGACTGGCAATGCGACGCCGCTTACTCAAAGGCTTTGGAAAAGGCTGAAAAGCAACGCAAACAGATTGAGGGGCAAATAAATGAGGTGTCTACGCTTTACGAAGCCGAGCGAGATAAAGCCGATGTCGTGGAAACCAAAGAGCGGGAAACAATCCGGGAGATTTACAAAACAATTCCTAATGTTCCTGCTGATTGTGCTCCTGATGCTCGCGTTATCGGGATGCTCGAAAGCGGTGTCAATCGCGCCAATGCAGCCGCTTCCGGCCAATCTGGCAAGTGATTGCCCGCCGCTCCCATCGCCGCCCAAAACGCTTGTCGATCCAGACCGCGCTATTTGGGAATTAGAAATAGTTGCAAAGTATGGCGACTGTGCTCTAAGGCATAAGTTAACCGTTGACGCATGGAAAAAATCGTCACGGCCTAACTAAACGGGAGTCTTCTTATGGTTGCTTCAATAATGACCGATGACGAATTTATCCGGGCTTGGCAGGAGGGCAATGGGAGTCCGCGCCGGGTTGCTGAGCTTTTGAATATTGACGAAAGATGGGTTTATAGGCGGCGGAGCGTTTTGGCTAATCGCGGGATCGTCTTGCAAACAAAGCCCGCTGGGCCTTCGCAAGGCAAATGGTCAGGCGATAATATAGGCCGGGCATATAAAAGCCAAAACAGCCTTAGCGTAGATACCGGGACCGTTATTGTTTTTTCTGACGCGCATTGGTGGCCAGATCACGAGCGCACGACCGCAAATGAAGCCCTACACGAGCTTATTAAAGACCTAAAACCTGTTGCGATTGTTGCAAACGGCGATTTATTCGATGGTGCTAAAGTTTCACGCCATGCGCCATTGGGTTGGGCGCAATTGCCTTCGGTTAAGGGTGAATTGGAGATATGCCAAGAGCGCATGGCAGATATTGAAATGCTCTTACCAAAGGGGTGCGCTAAGTTTTGGAATGTTGGCAATCACGACTCACGATTTGACCGCGCCCTTGTGAGTAATGCCCCTGAATATGATGGCGTTGTCGAGCGGCTAGAGGATAAATTCAGCCGTTGGGATTTTGCGTGGTCCCTTGCCGTTAATAATGACGTTATGATTAAGCATCGCTATCACAATGGCATCCATGCGGCCTATAACAACGCGCTAAAGTCTGGAAAGACGCTTATCACTGGCCACCTTCACCGCTTGGCAGTCACCCCTTGGGCGGACTATAACGGACGCCGTTGGGGCGTCGATACGGGGACTCTCGCCAATCCGCATGGCCCGCAATTTGACTATGCCGAAAACAACCCCTCCCCGCATACGTCCGGCTTTGCAGTTTTGACGTTTAAGGATGGGATGTTACTTCCGCCTGAATTGTGCGAGGTTCTTAATGAGAAGGCGTATTTCCGGGGTGAATGTGTTTACAACGGGGCAGGTCAAGATGACAATTTCAGCAATTGAGTTTTTAGAACGTGCCGCCGACCTTATGTTGGAGCGGGCAAAGCAATATGATAACCCGGAAGGTGAGCGGAGCATGGCGCGGGCAGTTGCATCGTTCAATGTCCTGACGGGTAATATTCTTTCCGAGCAAGAGGGTTGGATGTTTATGCTGCTCTTGAAACTTGCGCGGCAATCCCAATCGGACGAATGGCACAAGGATAGCTCTGAGGACGCAATCGCCTATGCGGCTCTAATGGCGGAATCATGGCAAAATCACGAAAAAGATGTTAAAGACTTTGAGGTAATTTTTAAGTTTGAACCTGACGAGTAAAGATGGCGCTTCTATCCCTTGATATTCAGCCCGGCATATACCGCAACGGGACGGAGCTTCAATCATCTGGCAGATGGTATGACGCTAATCTTGTGCGTTGGCAAGAGGGTTACATGTCTCCTATTGGGGGATGGGAGCGCCGAGGGACTGGAGTTGTTGTCGGCAAGTGCCGCGGCCTTCTTACGTGGAAAACAAACACCAATGTAAGATTTGCGGCAATCGGCACACCGTCAAAGCTTTATGTTATGACGCAATCCAGTGCGCTTGTGGACATTACGCCAGTCAGCTTCACGTCTGGCAGTGATGATGCCTCTACAGGTGCGGGATATGGCTTAGGTCTTTATGGGGCTGGTTTTTATGGAACGCCACGACCGGACGCGGGGACCGTTACCGCCGCCACAACTTGGAGCCTAGATACTTGGGGCGAGTATCTTGTCGGCTGCTCGACAACCGATGGCAAGCTATATGAATGGCAATTGGATGCGGCAACACCCACAAAGGCCGCAGTCATTGCAAGCGCCCCGACAAATTGCCAAGGTCTCGTGGTTACTGAGGAGCGGTCAATTTTTGCACTGGGCGCTGGCGGTGACGGTCGCAAGGTTCAATGGTGCGATTTGGAAAACAACACGATTTGGACGCGAGCCTCTACAAATCTTGCGGGAAGCCAAATTCTACAGACTTCGGGCAAGATTGTTTGCGGGAAGCGTGTGCGAGGCCAGACTCTTATTCTAACAGACATTGACGCACACGTAGCCTCTTATGTTGGCCAGCCCTTTGTCTACTCATTTGAGGTGGCGGGAAGGGCTTGCGGCATTGCCTCCGCAAATGCGATTGCCGTTCTTGACAATATGGCCATTTGGATGGGGAATAAAGGATTCCACGTTTTTGACGGATATGTAAGGCCGCTCAGATGTGATGTTTTTGATTATGTGTTCGGCAATCTAAACGTCAATCAATCGTCAAAGATTTACGCGGTCAACAATAGCCAATTTAATGAAGTGCAATGGTTTTATCCGTCATCCGGCTCCAATGAGAATGACCGATATGTGACCTATAACTATGTCGAAAATCATTGGTCCTTTGGGGTCATTGCCCGGACGGCTGGCACGGATAGAAACGTCTTTAGAAACCCGATAATGATTGGCACTGACGGCTTTATTTATGACCATGAAGTCGGCTTAAACTATTCCGGCGCACTGCCCTATGCAGAAACCGGGCCGATTCAGTTGGGTAACGGCGATAACGTCATGTATGCTAATGAGCTTATTCCAGACGAGGCCAATCAGGGAAGCGTTACAGCGACGTTTAAGACGAAATTCTATCCCAATGGCCCGGAGTCCACCTATGGGCCTTATAGCCTATCAAATCCAACAAACGTAAGGTTTAGCGGAAGGCAGGTTAAGATGCGCGTGACGACCACCGCAACACCGACAGATTGGCGCGTTGGCGTTCAAAGACTAAACGTGAAATTAGGAGGGCGCAGATGAGGCTGAAACTACCGCCAGCACCGGGCGCATATAGTCCTAGCTATGACGACCAGCGCAATCGTCTCATTGAGGCTTTTGCGAAGAACGTATACGTCAAAGGCGAAGATGTCGCCATCTATGCACCAGCCAAGCTGATCTACAACGGATTTTACGGCCAGTTTAAAAAGGCTACTAGCGTGTCTCCTACTGCTGCCAATACCGCGTATGCGATTACATTTGACACAACAGAAGAAAGCAATGGCGTTTCAATCGGATCGCCTGCATCTCGGATCGTCGTAACGGAAGCTGGCATCTATAATTTCTCAGCCCACTACACAATTCTATCTAATAACAGCAGCGCAAAAACTACATATTTTTGGTTCAGGAAAAATGGAACCGATGTTCCTTTAAGTGCGTTCTTGACAACAAGCGACATCAATGGCGGTCACATGGCATCAGGCCGGGAAGACTTCTTTTCCCTAGTTGCTGGCGATTACATTGAATTGATGTGGGCTGCTGATAGCACGAACCTTGAACTTCATGCGTCTGCTGCGACGGCATTTTCGCCATCTGCGCCATCTTGCCTTCTGTCAGTGATGCAAGTGCAATAACAATGGTCGAAGAGTTTATCCGCTGCCGAGAATATATCGAAGCGGCGTTGGAATATACAAAAGGAACGCATACCATCCAAGACATCTGGGATGGCATCGTAACAGGGAATTTTCAATTATGGCCCGGCGAAAAAAGCGCGGTTGTGACGGAAGTTCAAATATATCCCCGCGCAAAAATTATGAACATTTTTCTAGCTGGTGGCGATTTGGAAGAATTGATTAAAATTGAAAAGGCTATTTCCATTTATGCTAAAGCCTTAAACTGTCATTCTGTTACAATTTCTGGTAGAAGGGGATGGGTAAAGATTTTTAACGGCGATGGGTGGCAAGAGGTTTGCACGACAATCGCTAAGGAGCTTTGAGTATGTCTAAAGGCGGTCAGACTGCGACGCAGCAAACGACACAGCAACTAAATCCGTTTGTGCAAGATTTAATGACCCGTGGATTTAATGCCGCGCAGCAAGTCGCCTCCACGCCATATCAGCCATATCAGGGGCCGCGCATTGCAGGATTCCGTCCGCAAGAGCAACAGGCTTTCCAGATGGCCGAGCAAGCCGCTATGGGCCGCGTAGGAGCGCCTCAACTTGATTATGCTACACAAGCCGCACAAAGGGCCGCTGGTTACTCTCCTGCCCAATTTCAGGAAAATGTGCAAGGCTTTATGAATCCCTATCAGGAGAATGTTGTCGATGCAACCATGCGCCGCCTTGCACAATCCCGCGCAGAGCGTGACGCGGAAACACGTGCTCGGCTTGCATCCTCTAGGGCATTTGGCAATGATCGTCGCGGCGTATATGAGGCCCAGATTGCCGGGGAGCAAGACTTAAACACTGCCCAGACCTTGGCGGGCCTATATAGTCAGGGCTATGGCCAAGCCGCCGGATTAGCTTCACAGGTTCCAACAACCCAACTTGCTGGCGCTGGCGCATTGGCGGGATTTGGCAATCAAGCCCTCCAGCAAGAGCAAATGCGTCAACAGATGCTTTCCGGCGTAGGGCAAGCGCAGCGCGGCATGGCGCAACAGAACCTTCAAATGGCTTATGACGATTTCCTTGCGCAGCGTGATTATCCCCTTCAACAGCTTAAAATCCTTCAATCGGGAATTAGCGGAGTGCCCGCCCCAATGTCCACAACTGAAACAACGACAGGACCGGGGCAAGGATTTTTGAACACGGCTTCGGATATAACCGGGTTTTTGTCGGGCCTATCGCAAATCGGCATTCTGCCAAGATTTGGACGCTAACCATATGATGAACGATACTGAGCAACTTTTGCAATTAATGCAAGGCAATATGGCCGGGCAATTGAGCGGGGCGGATAAGCTTGCCGCTTTGAGCGCGCTTTTGCGCTCGGTTGCCCGCGGAAGTCAAACAACGCCACAAGACGCAATTAATAAATTCCGCCAACAAAAAATGCAGGATGTGCAAGGCCGGATTCAAATTCAAGAGTTTCGCAAGCAAGCGGAGCGTAAAGCGCAGCGCGATGCCTTGCGTGAAAACTTGATCACAAATGCTCGCACTGATGAAGAGCGTGCTCAGATTAGGATTTTGAGCGACGATAGCCTTGATAAATTTGCATTACAGCGCCTTGAGCAAAAGGCTCCAGACATGGAAGCCAAACAGAAACAACTTGCAACGTATTTTCAGATGCGAGCGGAAGACCCAGCGCGAGCAAGTGCATATTGGCGTCTCATTAATCCGACGCAGGTTGTTGGCTCCATTGAAAGCGGCCTTCAAGAATACAATGCCCCAGAACCTCCAATGGAGGGCGGTCCTGTTAGCGTTCCTGCCCGTGGTGGCGTTACTGAATTAACCGCACCAAGGCCAAAGCCAGTTGAGCCAACAGAGGGGGAGAGGACGGCTGGATTTTTAACAACCCGACTTAGGGATGCGCTTTCAACGATTGATCAAATCGGAAAGCGAAATCCTGACGCCCTGCGTCCATCTGCAAGCACTGAGGCAATCCGTGGCATCCTTGGCGAAACTGCTGCTAATGTTATGAGTTCGCCTGATAGACAGCAAGTCGAGGCCGCTCAACTTGATGCGCTTGATGCGGCGCTTACACTCGGAACGGGCGCTGCATATACTCGTGAGCAGCTTGAGGGTTACAGAAAGTCATATTTTCCGCAGGTCGGGGATAGCGATGCAACAGTCGCCGACAAGGCGCGTCGTAGGGAGGTTCTGTTTAACTCTGCGACCATCAAGGCTGGCCGCGCCGCTCCTAAGCCATCTAGTGTTCAGAAGCCGTCAACATCTAAAATTAAAATCCTAAGCGTTAAGCCAAGGGGCTAGGCATGGCAGAATTGAAGGTATTTGACCTTACGTTTCAAGACGAAAGCGGAAAAGTTTACGACGCGCAGATTGAAGCGCCCGCCGATGCATCTACGGTTGACTTGCAAGCCGCTGCTGCGCAATATCTTGCAACCGCGCGGCCCCAAACTGCATTTCCCGCTGCCATTGTCAAAAGTGCGGCCCCTATTCCGATCCCAACAGAGGAAGAGGCGGCAAAACAAATTGCTGCCACATCCGCACAAACTGCTACAAAGAAAAAGGCTTATGAAGAGCGTGGTGTCCTTGAGGCTTTTGGCCAAGGATTCATGGAGCCGCGCCGGAAAGACCCGTTTGGCCTTCAAGGATTGACGCCCGGTGAGACGCGGGCTCTGCCATTGATTCAGTTGCTTAACTATGCTCGTGAAGGCGTGGAGAGCCTTGGCTCAGGCCTTGCGGAGGCTGGCGGGCAGGCGATCTACAACTTGGGCCTTGGGCAAGGATACACCCCTCAGCGCATTGCTGCTGACATTGGTGAGTTCACACGAGTGGGGAGCTTGAAAACCCCTTTAGGACCGCTTCGCGCCGAAGCTGCAACAACTGAGTTTGTCTTGCCTTCTATTCGGAACGCATTGCAAACCACGCGACAGGCTGCTGTGAACGTCCCTAATCTTGATCGCCTAACGCCAGCCCAGCGCCTGCTTGCGGCATCTGAGCGCCAGAACGTGCCTCTCATCGCTGCCGATGTTGGTGGCCCCGGAGTGCAGGGCTTCACCGCTGGTGCCGGTCAGTCGATCATGGGCCGTGGGCCGATTACTCGCGCAGCAGAAGCAACCACAGAGGGCTTGCAACTTGCAGCGCAACGCGCCGCTGATGCAACTGGAGAAGTTAAAAGCCCATTTGAAATTGGTTTGCGCCTCAAGGATGCCGCCGCTGCATTTTCAACTGCGACATCGCGGCGCGGTGGACAGCTTTATGATCGAGTGCAGGATCAGGCTGAAGGGCTTCTGTTCCGTCCCCTTAATGCTGCCAAAACGCTTGACCGCGAAATTGACTTCTTGCGTAAGAAGAATGATCCGACTGATCCGCTGCTTCGCTATCTTGAAGATAAGCGCACTCAACTCAGTTCGACAAGTGGATTTGATTACCAAGGTGCAAAGCAAATCCTTAGCGACCTGAAGGCGGATCACCGCGTCAAAGACGATCTGTTGCGTGTTACGTCGGCAAAGGAAACTCTTGGCCGTGTTGCTCGTGCTATGGAAGAAGATGTCACTGGCACGATGATTAAAAACGGCAAGGAAGGTGCGGCAAACGCATTTAAGACTGCCAACGCATATTGGCGGCAGCGCGTTGAGACGCTTGATGATGCCTTGCAGCCGATCCTTGGCCCAGATGCAACTCCAGAGCGCATTCTGGATAGCGTCAATGCAATGGCTCGTGGCGGCAAGGGTGGAGTGCAACGCCTTGTCCGTGTGATTAACTCACTCCCAGAAGCTGATCGCGGGAGCGTTCGCGCAACAATCGTGGATCGTCTTGGCCGCGCGAAGGCTGGTGTGCAAGATGTTGGAGGAGAGGTATTCTCCCCCGCTGAGTTTCTGACAAACTGGAATAAGATGTCCCCAGAAGCAAGGGTTGCTCTATTTGGCCGTGACAAAAAGCTAACGCAGTCACTCAATGACATTGCAGTTCTGGCCGATAGCACAAAGCAGGCTCAGAGGTTTGTAAACCAATCGCAAACAGCAGGTGCGCAAAACTACGCGAACCTGTTTAATGTGATGGCTGGCGCTGGCGTTGTCGGCGGAGCGGGCGCGGCTAGCGCTGGCAACTTTGGGATTGCGCTAACGTCCGTAGTCTTACCGCTTGTTTTGACGAAATTGAGCGCAAGCGCACTAACATCGCAGCGCCTTGTTCGTTATCTTGCAAATGCACCAAAGGCGGTCAAGAACGCAGATCAGTTCCGCGCCGGTCTGCTTGACGTTGCATCTAAAACTCCGGCCATCTCCGCAGAGATTGAGGCAATCGTGGCGGAAATGGAGGGCAATAATGGCTAAAGATTATTCCTCCTATGTCGTTAAAATGGCCAAAAAACATGGTGTGCCGTCCGACATAGCACTTGCCGTCTATGAGATCGAAAGCAACAGAGGCAAAAGCGCCGGAACGTCTACTGCTGGCGCTCGCGGTCAGATGCAGCTTATGCCGGGGACCGCTAAAGACCTTGGCGTGGACATTGACGACCCATTCCAGAACATAGAAGGTGGCGTCCGATACCTCAAGCAGCAACTAAATAGATTTAAAGACCCGACAGTGGCCGTTGCTGCGTATAACGCTGGCCCCGGTAACGTGCGCAAATACGGCGGGATTCCTCCATTTAAAGAAACGCGGGATTATGTTCGCAAGTTTGTAAGCATCGTCGGCCCGCAATCTCTTATGGCTCAAGCGGAGATGCCAAAAGCCGCAAAGTCGGCAAGCGTTAATTTGAGGCCAGCCACTCCCTACACTCCAAAGCAAGTTGACGTTGCATCCGCCACAGAGGAGAATTTCACTTCACTTCTAGCTGGCGTCGGCAAAAAGAAGCGCGGCAAAAATAATAAAATAATGGGTATCTTGGACGGATTAATCTAATGGCTAAGAATGCACCAAAGGAGTCGCCTTGGACGCCACAGCAGCGTAAGAAGCGCCGTCACGCTAAACCGGGATTGCGTCACAGAAAGAAGCTAGGCCCGCGTTCACATTTGAGATAAAAAATACCCCGGGGGCCGGAGCCGCCCGGGGTGCCGAGGGAGAGGGCATTAACTTGCGAGCCAATGCAATTCCTAAATAACCCATCCCAACGCCATGTCAAGCATTATTCTCACTCATCGTCAATAATATTTCTCGGCGTTTCTGGCGGCAATTCCTCTGGCAGCTTTACGTATGGCCTTTCGGCGTTCACAAGATCCCTCAAAATGTTTTTAATCGTCCTAGTGTCATCTAATTGCCCGCTCATTATGCCTTGGTAAAGGCTAGAGTCTTTGTAAACACCTCTGGCGGCAATTTGCCGGGCACGAAGTAAAAGTGCGTCCATGTCACCCTCCGTTTTACGGGCCTGATTTTCTGCCCACTTACCTTGCTCGTCGTAGTCGAACGTCTTTTTGAACACAGTGCCGCTCGGATTGTGCCGCATGACCACACCTTCTGGGTTCATAAAGCCGGGAGCGAAGCGTGACCCATCCATATGGAGGGCCAGCATACACTCCAGAGCCGTTGCGCCGGGGTTGTCCATATAGCCCTCATCCAAGACCGGAACCACCGCCAGAGCGCCGCCCAGCAACCCTCCCTCAGGGTGATTCGCCAGTGCCGCCCAACGCTTAGTATTGAATAGCGCAAACTTCTTGGTAGTCAGGCCGTAGCGTCGCTGAATACCAGCCCCACACCACTCACCGAAATGATAGCCGGTGCCGAGAACCTTGACCAGTTCGGCTGCATTCTTGGCAACCCAATTAGCAAACCCGGCATTGTCTTTGGCCGGAGTAATGAGGTTGTTGCGGCTCTGAGCATAGACATTCATTAGACCATTTTCGGTCTCAATGCGGTCGATGGCCTGTTCCCGAATAGACGGATCGTCAATTTCTGACAGAGGCATCACAATGACGCAGGCGTTAGTGCCGTCTATCTTTTCGGTGATGGTCCAGTCGTGGCTGAACCGAGTAAGGGATTCGAAACGCTTAAACATCAGAAAACCTCCTAAGGACATGAATGTGATTAATATGAACAGAAACACTGGACATTATTATTCACTATCAACATTCCATATCATGTTAAAAATGTGAATTAAGCATGATATTTCATCTACCTAAAATGGGACATCGTCGTTAAGGTCTTCATCATAACCAGAGTTGTTTGGCTGCGGCGTATGGCGTCCGCTGGCGGCATTATCGGCGCGGGACATAAATTCAACCTTATTAACAATGATGTTGAATTGAGCCTTGCCTTCATATTCGCCAACAACGAACGATCCCGCGACCGTCACCTTTACGCCCTTAAGTAAATATTGATGCAATGACCGCGCTCGTTTGCCCCAGACGGAGCACCGATACCAGGTGGTCGTCTTGCTTTCGCCAGATACCTGACTTACACCCACCGGGAATGTCAGCACCTCATCACCTGATTTGGTTTGCTTTAGTTCCGAATCGCGGCCCAATCCGCCTGTAATAAACATTTCCTGCATGATAATCCTTTCTTAAAATTCTGGGTTATTTAACGTCAGCGCAACGCTCCCAGATCGACGATTAACGCATGAGGTCTGAGGAGATAAGAAAGACCCACCGTTAATTGCCAGCGATATTATATGCCTCTAAACTGGCTTGGCTAACTGGTTACATCCCTAGAGCTGCGATATATGTATCGAGCACGGCTTCCCATTCCTGACGTTCGTGCTTTTCCATCGCCCGCAACTTGATAATCTGCCGCATGATCTTAGCGTCATACCCACGCGACTTGGCTTCGGTATAAACATCCCGAATGTCATCCGATCTGGCTTTCTTGTCCTCCTCTAAACGCTCAATCCGCTCAATCAGGAGGCGTAGTTCGTCTGCTGCTACATTACCCGTCATAATAATCACTCCACTTTATATTGTGCTTTGCACCATAGCTGTAAATAAATTCGATAAGGTCCGTCATTTGAGCCTTTGTAAGCCTAGACGAGCTAAATCCTAAAGGGAAGGGTCTTCCGTCAATTCCATGCTCAAATGCGACTTCATGGCCACATGCGGCCATAAAAATACACTTCCACGTTTCTGGGATATGAACCCTGCCCTCAGGCTTTGCACGGCTTATATCGGACAGCATCGCCCATAGTTTCGCGTTTTGATCGTCACTTCGCTTTTCAGGGCTAATCTTAACCACCGCATTTGTCGGGGCTTTGTCGATTAGCGTCTTGGCCAGATCGCGCTGATACGGGCCTCGCAAGTGAACGGTCTGTGACATTTCTATTCTCCTTTACGTTTCTAATTTGTGGCGATGGGGGCTTTTCCTGAAAAACTCCTCCGCCAGCGCCTTCATATCAATGTTATTTTCTTTTTCAAATGTTTTTTCGCCAACAAGATGCTGCACCTGATGGCACTCCTTACAAAGGCTAATCGTCCATCTATCGGATGGCTTCATGCCTATGCCGCCGTCCGTCCCGCATCTTACGTGAGCGCATTCTATTGCCTCAGTCGATCCGCAGGCCGAACAAGCAAAGCCGCGTATCCAAGCCCGATGAGCTGGCGACCTTTTCCGCTGATCCGCTTTTTCGGATTTTGTCTTAATCCGCTTGGGTAGAGGCATTATTTGCCTTCCTGTTTTTAAGAGCGGTGTAGGCGGTTTTGCCGTCAGCGCTCCAGCCACTGACCGGAACGGCAATTCCGATCTATTCACTCAACCCGCCAATCCACGGCGATGAAAGGACGGAGGTGCTCCATGTGGAACATGGCCCGGACTATACCGGAAAACAGGCCTTAGACCTGCCAAGCAACCCGCCCCCTTCCACAAGGGGTAAGAGCAACAGCGCCTTCATATCAATGTTATTTTCTTTTTCAAGTTAATCATCACTTCGCCTCCCGTGATTTAAGAGCGGCGTAGGCGACTTTGACAGACGGTGTGTCGTCATTATATCCGGCGCGAACGTCCTTAGCTTCGTCACGCCAGCCTTTATCCTCCCAATACTT